GACATGGCGATCCGCTGCACCTGGGGCGGCGGCTCCACGCCAAACTCGGCGGCAATCTCAGCCGCCAGATTGAACCGGAAGGCTCGCAGATAGCCCGGCGGGACCACCAGCGTGGTGGCGAGCAGCGCCGGCTGCGTAAGCTCCGTGACGCTTATGATGTGCCATTGCAGCGCCTTGGACGGCACGGGGTACACAGTCATCTCTATGTCCGACATTTTCATGTTGACAAACATGACTTGCGGGTAAGTGCTGGTCACCGTCTTGACCGCGATGCCGTTGTACTGCTGCTGGTTTATCATCTTGATGCCGAAACTGATGTTGTTGCTGGTATCGACAAAATAGGTTGAGTCGTCCACCAGCACGGGCCTGTTGCCCACAAAATTACCCGTTGGCCCGAGAGTGCGCGTTGCGGTATTGGCGGGCCAAGTGAACACCTGATCTTGAGTCGAGAAGACCGACAGGCGCTCGGACGACCAACTGTCGAGCATCTGATTCAGCGCCATCAGCGCATCCGCTGAAGTGTTTGCCGAGGGCGTTTCGCCTTCAGCCAATTGACCGATGAGCCGCAAGGCTCCGTTGATCTGGTCTCCCGCCGATGTCGTCACTCTACCAGCTCCTTACGCGGGCGACCGCGAGGTCGGATCAATTCATTGACCACGGGCGTAAGCAGCGCACCCGCGTCATACCGTTCCCAACCGTTCTTCTCATCGTACGCGGCCTCGGCCTCTGCAATGGCGACCTTGTTGCCGTGTTCAGGATGCCGCAAGTAGATGACCATGATAGCCCTTAAAAACCCGCCCCCCGGCGGTATTGCCAGAGGGCGGTAGTGCTTACGCTATCCGATAGACCGAGTACGCCGCGGTGCCGGTTTTGCGGAACAGGAACTGAGCCGCGCCACCCACACCCGCCGCGCGGCAGGTGATAGCCACAACGAGGTTACCCACGGCAGTAATGCCGGTGCCAACCGCTATCGTGACAAGACCGGTGCTGGTGCCAATGTTGATAACCCGCAGCGTGAAGGTGCTGTTGGTTTTCATGTTGGTCATTACTGCGTCAATCGCCGTCGCCGTAGGCAGGGTCAGGGTTGAGGCCGTGGTGGTCGGATCAACCACCAAGAGACCGCCCAGGGTTTGTGCGACCGTCAGAGTTGCGGTTGACGTTGCCGTTTGGGGCGCTGCTTGGACGTCAATTTCCAATTCATTCGTATTGCCATCAGTAAACTGATAGCCACCACCAACAGATGCGAGAGCCATGATTGTTTCTCCTAAAGTGTTAAGTTGCCCCCGCGGTTAGCGCGGGAGCAGTTTGGTTAGCCCCAGATCCGGCAGGCCATCGGCGGGCGAATGGTATTGAAACCGTACAGCACATCGACACGGCAAGGCATACGGTCGTTGTTGATGTCGTACTGACGCACGATCCGCATGGAGATGCCGTTATGGACTTGGCGCGAGGCCATGTCCACGCCCTGCGGCAGCAGAAGGTCAGCCGTCGCCAACGTGATCGCATTCTTGTGATAGACCAAGTTCTGCGGAAACACGGTGGACGCGGCGCCGACAAAAGTCACGGCAGCGTTGTTGGCGGGGAATGCGTCGATGGTCGCCAGCGCATTTGCAGCGGTATACATGGGCGGCGAGATAGCCATGTTCACCATGTCGCCACCGGACGCCGTTTGTGCTGCGGTCACCACAAACTGCTGCAGGCTTCCGGTGCTAAGACGGGTTTGCGGGTTGACCGCATACACGCCTGCCATCGTGAACACATCACCCACAGTAACTGTGGTGGATGAGGTCAAACCGTCAAGGGTAATGGTGGCTTGACCTTGGGCGCTAACCGTTTCGTTGACCAGAATGGTCCCCGCACGACTGCCCGTGGTGTGGTTGACGATCGACTGCGACATGTTTATTTCGTCGTAACCCAAAACACCTTCGCCCATCATGCCGGTCTTGAACTGGCGGGAAATCGTACCCGTCGGGTTGAAGAAACCGCTCAGGCCGTTCACCAGTCCCGCATTGGCCGCAGGATTCACGGTTGCGTAACGCGGTGACATAGGCGCCGCCGACTCGTTCAGCTTCTGTTGCGCTTGAAGCAGAACCAGCGCGGTGGCCGGCGTGGTGCCAGGCGTACCTACGGTGTTGAAAATGGACTTGTACGCATTCGCCACGTCAGCGTCAACACTCGACGCCAGTTGGCTGATACGCGGCTTGAGAACACGTTCCGCAAAGTCGTCCAACTGCATGGTCAGCTCGGCAGAGGTGAAGTTGATGCCTATATGCTTCTGGCTGGACACGGTGAGGGTCGTGAACTGCTCGTTGTCGTCCTGCACTTGCAGGGCGGCACCGTCGGTCACCAGCGCACGATCCGGCAAGCGGACACGCAGCGTGGCGCCAATCTTTGCACCTTCGACAGCAAAGCTGTCGTCGTACTCTTTGTTGACGTTGCGGGAGATGACCAGGTTGTTCTCGAGGATCTCGAGAGACTTCCTGGTTATCATATCAATTGTAAGCAGGCTATTTGCCATGAAAAACTCCTAAAAGTATTTAGCGGTTCCTCGCTTCCTGCTTTTTCACTTGTCTTGCTCTTTCAGCTTCGATCCATTGACTTGTGGTCATTGTTTTGATTGACCGTGGGTCTGTGGTGTCGTAGCCGCCGGAATGACCCCCGCGGGCAGTAACTGGTGAAATCGGCGCAGGTGCGCTAGATGTTTGTTTCGTAATCGGTGTAGAAGCGATCTTTGCTTCCAGTTTTCCTATCTCTTTAGCCTGCAAAAACGGGTCGGAAAGTCGGGCTATGCGGTCAGCTTCCTTGGGGTTCGTGCCGAGATAATATGCAATATCAGGGCCGTTATCCGAGGCTTGAATCGTCTGGGCCATCACTTGAGTAATTGGCAGCTTGGGGTTGTACGCGACTTGTTCAAAGTCCTCGTACTTGCTCCGTGCGTCCTCTTCCTTGTCGTGATAGTTACCCAGAAACTCTTGTTGCTGTTTCGCGTATTGTTGCTGCTGGACAATCTGCTGCGCCTTGGAAGTCGTCAAGGCTTCGACGTATTCCTCGGTCGTCGTAAACTGTTCCGGCTTGACATGCTCCACAGGGACGGGCTTTGGTGCTTCGGCCTGCCTTGCTTCGCGTTCCCACTTTCGTTGCTCTCTTGCAAGCCTCTTGCCGATGGCAGCGTCCAGATCCTCTTGGCTGAATAGCTTCGATTCCTTGACCTCACCTTCGGGTGCTGCTTCCGGCGCTGCTACTTCTGGGGCAGGCGCTGCCGTAGCGTCCTGTTCCGGCGCGGGTTGCTCCGCTATCACTTCTTCAGACATGGCTCGATTCCTGAGAATCCCTAGAGTGCCGCCCTAGTACGGTTTTTATCAATAGTATTCGTCAACGCAGATGAATCCGCTTCCACCGACGGCACCCGCGCCGCCATTGGTTCCCGCTGCCCCGGCAGTCCCGCCCGCGCCCACGGTGTAGGTGTACGTTGCAGCAGGAGTGGAAATAGTGATCTCGGCGTACTCGCCTTCGCCACCGCCCCCTGCAATTCCAACCGCAGACGCATTAGCAAACGCGACGTTATTCGTTGGTGCTCCACCGCTCGCGCCGCCGCCGCTGTTGGCAACGCCGATGTTTCCCGCGCCAGACGAAACGGCTGCGCTCGACGTTTTTCCACCGCCAGTCCCGCCACCCGCACCGCCAAAGACGTTGACGTTTGTTGCTGTCGCGTAATAGGAGTGGGCTGGAGAGCCGGGAGCACCGGAAATACGCAAGGAGGCAGTACCCGATCCCGCTGTTCCTCCTGCGCCGCCCACCAGGGCCGCCGCCCCGCTTCCAAAGGCACTAGCCGCGCCACCGTTGGCGTTGATACTGTTAAATGTTGTCGTTCCTCCTGTACCGCCAGAGGTTGCGTTGTTGGACGAATCGGCCCCACCCGCAGACCCACCGCCGCCACCCTTTATCCGCACCACAATCCTGCGGCAGTTGGCGGGAGTGGTGTATGTAGCAGCAGTCCCGGTCAGGAAGACCTGTCGAGTGGCAATAGCGAGGGTAGAAGTTCCTCCCGATCCTGTGACTGTGGAGCTAAATGTCCCCGTCGTTCCCGCAACGGGCGACGTTCCGTATGCCAAGATGTTTGCGGGCGTGATGCTGAAGTTGGCCCCCGCCCGCGCAATCGGGATAAGGTCCGTTGCCTGTGCGGGTGCGCCCGCTGCTAGTCCTGAGATCTTGGTATCGGCCACGTTGTTTCTCCTTACGCTTCAAGCAATATGGTACTCACCCCATCCTCGAGCAGGATGAAGCTAGAGTCTTCCAACAAAAGATCCCCGCCGGGGTGAACGGCGTCCGGTCTCGATTTACGAAACCAGCTCATCACCCGCGTTGCGTTGAGGACTATCAATTGAAGGGCTTCGTGTAGACGATGCCGCCCGCGCTGATCTGGATAGCCGACACGCGGAAGGGCGCACCGCTGCCCGCGGGGACCGGGAACCACATGGGCGTATAGGACGGCACCGGCGTGTCAGCGGTGGTGGCCGTTACGGCCTCACCCACTTTAATGTATGCGTCGGTCGTACACCACACCATTACGGTGGACGCTCCGGGGTTGTACGCCGTGGTGACCCCCGCCGTGCCGGTATAGGACACGCTGTAGCCCGTCGTGGCTATCGGATCTCGGACTACGGAAAGACGGTCAGTTGCCATTGTTACCTCACGCCAAGAATTTCAGTTTGTACAAGGTGGACAGATACAGATCGACAATGTTGTCGATCAACTGCTGCAACGGCGTGTCCGTTTTGTCGCACACGTCGTAGCGCACCGACTCGATCTCTTTGAGTTGGTCTTCCAGAAACTCAATGATGTTGCTGGTCTTCTTGGCCGACATCAGCGTAATGGGGCCGATCAGCCCGTTTCGGCCTTGGTAGGCTTCGGCAAATGCATCCGCATGGCCCACGATGCCGTTGTAGAACTTGTTCAAGGCTTTGTGCTTGCTGTAGCTGCGGGTATTGAGGTGTACGCTATGCGCCACGTCCCGCGCCAGAAACAGGATACCTACGAAGTCCGAGGCTTTCATTGCGGCGTCATTCCTTGCTGTAACATCTCTTGCGGCGGGGGCATCGCCCCTTGCTGTGGCATCATTTCCATAGGCATGGACTCCTCGCGCATCTCGGGCATCTGGCTCATCATGCTTTGCGATTCCATAGCCGCCGCGACCACACCCATTGCAATGTCTTGGATCTGTTCTTCGCTCATGCCCGCTTGCACCGCGCTGATCCGCTTGGTCTCGGCGTCGTAGGCTTTGACCTCGCTATCAAACTGCTTGATCTTCAGCTCTTGGGCTTCCATCGACTGACTGACGTTTTGCAGCATGGCTTGCATCTGCTGCATTTCTTGCCCCATTGCCTGCATCTGCTGCTGCGCTTGCGCCAGCTCCGGGGACATGTCCGAGTCGTCCATCAGTTTCGGGTCAATCGTCTTGGCAAATCGTTTGCTCATCTCTTGAGCGCCAGGCCAGTCCATGTTCTTGATGAACAGATCGCCGGCCACCGCCCACAGGTTTGGATTGCCTTGCAGGAGCCGTGACATGGCGTCCAGCGACTCCTGCCGCTTGGTCATGTAGCTCGGGCCGGTCGTCACCGCAACGTCGTACTTGCCGACGTTCGGGTTGTAGATCTTCTTGATCGTGGCGCCGGTCTGCTGGTCTACGATCTTACGCACCGCCTCTGGCTGCGTCGGATCGATCATGGCTTGGTCTGTCTCACCATCAATTCCGATGATCCGAGCAATGCGCTGCGTGTCGTAGATCCGCGGGATCATATCAACGAGCTGCCGCGTTGCGTACCGAATGGCTCGCGCAAGGTTGTCGATGAAATGGTAGGTGCCGGTATCGCCCTGCCTCTCTCGCGCCAGAATAGCGCGGCCAGAGGTTTCGTTGCCTGCCGCGCCCAGACTGCTGTCGTACTGGCCGGTCGTGCCTTTGATGTCATCCGCGGCGCCCATCTTGGCTTGCAAAAGTCCGTTCTGCGCCAGAGGAGGCGGTGCGCGTTGAGGCAGAGGCAAAGGACCGCCCTGTCCATCGGTCACATCCGGGTTGACCTC